TTTTTAGAATATTTGTCAAATAGAGCAATAAGAATATCTCTCATTCCAATAGATAATCTTCTATATAACCGAGCATTTTCTTTATAATATTTTGCTATATTTATTTTAGCCATTTTAATGTTTCCTCTAAAAGTTCTGTTTGTGTTCCAAATGTTTGACTAAACCATAAAGGATTTAGGTGATATGATTCATTTGAGGTTCTGTGATGATGTGGACAAAGTGGAATTACTGAAAAATTGTCTGATTTTTTACCCATAGCACCACTTGGGATATGATGTATTTCTGCTGGTGTATCAGAATAACCTAATTTAGCACAAGCGATACAACCTAGCTCGGCCACTTTTTTTAGGTGTTCTCTTTCAAGTTTCTTCATCTTTTACTTCTATAAACCAAAAATCTTCTATGCATGACTTTAATATTACTGATATTCCACCCATTCCGGAATCTTTAGTTACTGCATTGGCCACTTTATATGTTTTTTCATCTTCTCCAACCAACCAGCCAATAGTTCTGCAAACTTCATAAGTTACTTTTTCTGGATTATCTTCCCATTCTGCTGATGCAGTATGGTCGAGCCAATCTATCATTACCAGTGGATATTTCTCTAATGGGTTTATCATATCTCATCATACAGTATATTTCTTGCCTCTAAAATAAGCACTTCTAAATAAATTATTTACTTGAACTAATTCCGGATGAATTGTTTTTTCTATTGGGTCAATTGTTATTACAACAAAACCATTATTCCAGTCATTAGCAATATTATCTTCTTGATAAGGATGATATGTTTCTGATAAATGCCCAGTTTGTATAGACATAGAAGTGTTTGAATAAGTGTTAAATGTTCTCATATTTAATTGATGGGTATGACCAGTAATAATATTTAATCCTGATCGCATAGCATTTTGATATGCAGTATGTATACCACCCCTCATTCTATGTTTTATTATTACACTGTCATCCACTAAATGACTCATTGCCCAATCCCAGTCGGGAAATAAGTTTTGAATTTTAAAAGCCTCTAAATCTTCAAATGCTCTACCCCAAGTCATTGCTACCTTAGATAATCTTGTTTCATGATTACCAAATGTGGCTAATTGCTTGATTGGGTATTTAGCAGTATTAATAATTTTTTGTATTTTGCTTAATTGTGCTTGGCTATCCCATATTTCTTTTTGCACAGTTCTCTCTTGGGGTCTAATCTCAGTATGATATTTTGCAAAAGTAGATAAAATAGATAAATCCATAATATCTCCATTGGCTACAACACATTTTAACTGCCTAGTTTTAACCAAATCTTTTAATACTTTTAACATAATCAAATAGGATGCAGTTTCATGACCCTCAAAATGAGCATCACTAAAAACTAACATTGTATATGGAACATCTGAACTTATACTAATATGGCTGGTTAATGGTGGTAAATTTTGTCTTTCAATTCTTGTGACTTGGTTATGTTTGTTATTATGTGGTGGGAGCTGTATTCCTGTTACTTCTTCAGCTTGTTTCCTATAAAATGACATTGTTCCACTGTCTGTAGCTTTTCCTAAATATTCAAAAACATCTCTTTGGCATTTCATCTGTGGTAAATTCCATGCCCTAACTATATCATGGGCGAATTGTTTTGAAATTGTAGACCTATTAGTGCTTGGCATATAAGACCCCTTGTTATTATAATTTTCTTAAAGTTCTAAACCTATGGCCAACAATTGTATCTGTAGGTTCATCACCTCTGTAAACTCTAATTAAACAAGCCGGATTGTCTTCTGTAGCATTTAAAGTAAAATCTGTTTTAGGTACAGATAATTTTCCTGATCTAACAATTTTTGTAATTTTACCTTTGGCTCTGCCACCCGAACTATCCCATGAAACCATATCACCTATTTTTAAGGCATCTGATTCTGCTTTGCTTTCTCTTTCTTTCATGATTGCATTTCTTTTTGACTTAGACCAAGCAAATCCTGAATCACCACCCCAAAGCATCCATGCTATTTTACCAGCACTAGGATATCCATCTGTGCCACTGTTAAAACCACGACCTTGCTTATCTACTTCATGTCTACTAAAGAAACTATACATTCTTAAAACAGTATCAATTGATAAACTTTCTTTTCTTACTAATTGATTGGCTCTAGCAACTCCAACAGCAGTGCCACCACGATTGAACTCTTTTCTCATTGCTAATCCTCTTTTTGCATTTGATGACATAGCATCAGTGGGTGTTGTATTAATATCGCTTAGTGCTTTACCATCTGATAACAATAACTCATATTCTTCATGAGTTTTGCAAGGCATATAAACTGTTTCACCATCTTCTGTATGTGAGTGAATACCATCACAACCTATTTCTTCGGCTCTGTCTTGTGCCTCTTGTTCTGTTGTATATGTATCCACATCAACTGATTCTTTAGTTCCATATGCATCATTAAAATCTTTTTCATTTTGATTTGGGTCATCCGGTGGATTATTATCATTATCAGCCTCACCAATTGGAAATTGATTTGCATTGATATAGAGTTCATCACCACCCTCAATAGATTGTAGGCCTAGTTTTTCTCTAGCCTCATTTCTAGTTAAGATTCCAGCATTAACACCACCCATTACATTTTCATATATTTGTTTGGTTTTTTCAGCCATTGCTGGTATAGAATTTAAATCATATTTAACATAAATATTATCTCCATATAGTGGAACTAAAAATTCATTCAAGTCTGATTCAACTCTACTTAGTAATGGAATAATAGTTTCTTCATACAGTCCTAGTTTTGCAGTTTCCATATTGCTGTAAGTATTAGCCTCTGGTATTCCAATTAATTGTGCCGGAACTCCAAAACAAAGAGCAATTTCTCTAGCACTTAAATTTAATAAATCTAGGAAATCCATATCTTTAGGATTTAGGCCTAACTGAGTATATTCAAAGTTACCCTCTAATAACATTGGTCTGCCGGAATTATGTGAGCCTTGAAATCTACCCTCTAAATCTTCTAATAATCTTGCTCTTTGCTCATCTGTTAAAGATGTTGATAAACCAGTTTCATCAGTGGGTTGGAACTTTAACATTCCGGATGGGGTGCAACCATTTTTTAGTAACGCTACATTGTGCAGTCCAGCTAAATTGTGCTGGTCAATATTATAAGCACTGGCTCTCAGTGGTGATAGTCCATAAAAGTCATCTAATGGTGACCATAGTTTTATTTGTTTTATTTGACCAAACCCACTAGTAGCATCTACTTGATATTCAGTTAATGTTACACCATCAATAATGTAGCAGTATGATTCCGGTATCATTGAAGTATTAGATTTAATTTTAATTCGATCAGGCCTTAATAAATATAACTCATTGGGTGATTTCAAAGTATCAGTATCTCTTAAAATATAACTGTTACCGGATATCATTAAATAAGAATATAATGATTGAAAAAATTCTACACCCGATTGTAATGGATTTGGCCTGTTTAACAATGTTAATAATGGGTGACTATCTAATTTTTCATCACCTTGATATACACATAATTCAACAGCACTTGCTGAGTTAGATATCAATTGAACACATCTGTGAACAATTGCATTATCTTGATAACCCTCTTTGGCTAGTGCTTTATAATCTTTGTTGGTATGAGCAGAATATGGTGACATCTTATTTATCATCACAGTAGGTGCTTGTTTTTTTTGTATAACTTGTCGTTGCTTAAATAATTTATCAAATAATCCCATATTAACTTATCCTAAAAACTGCTTTTCCATTCAATTGTAAACTGGTTAATGCCCATACTAAAGCATCTACCCTGTCATCATGCATGGTGCTATTAGCTGTGAACTGGGTCATTTGTTCTTCTAATTCTTTAAGATTACTACCTACATGATGAACTCTATTTTGTTCATACAATGCACTGATAGGTTCAGCACGAATTATTTTCCCCCTCGTTGCTCTCACACTTGTGTAAGGAATTGTTGCATCCTGAGTTCTTAAAAGTCGTTCTATCAAATCACCACCATTATTCACTTCTGCTACAATTCTATCAGCCGAGTATTTTTTATACAAGTTTATGCATGACTTTATCCATTCATCCGGAGAACTTGTTTGACTAGCATCATATAAAATATAGAAATGATTATTCTTATCTCTACCGGCAACAACAATACCAGTTTCATCAGAATTTTCTGTTGATGTAACTGCTGGGTCACAGGCAACCACAATTCTTTCTAACTGATCAGGACAATTACTTATCCTATTTGCATCAATGTTTGTAAAGTTAAACATGGCTCCCTCTACATCAGTTAAAATCTCTGCATACAATTCTTGTCGGCCTATTCGAGTACCCTCATATCTTTCTTTTAACATTTGCACAGATGATTCAGCTAAGTTATCAATGTTCTCAAATGTTGAACCAGTGATTAACTTAGTATCACTTCTTTTTGCTAAGTCCTTTATAATTGGGGTTGGTCTAGGTGTTGTAGTAATTATGCATTTTGGATTATCACCTAATCTCAAGGCCATCATTAAGTTGTCAAAAGTTTCTCTGTATCTCCATGAGGCCAACTCATCACACCATGCTCTATGAAATTGAACCCCTCTAAGTCTATCCGGCTCAATTGCTGGAAAGCCTATAATTTTAGAGCCATTATAAAAATGTATTTCATTATCTGACTTGTTATAACCAACACTACTCAATAAATCTTTATGTATTATATTTCCAAACCCTGACTCTCCGGAAAATACTACTCTTTTCAAATCCCCATAAGTTGGTGCTATAACACCACAGGTGACTTGATTATTCATTAAGCAATACTGAACAATATCATATGCTCCGGCCAAAGTTTTACCAAATCCCCTACCGGCAAGTAATAGATAGATATTATATCTATCATCATCTACAACCAATTGTTTTGGCCTAGCTTTCTCGTACCACTCAATGAGTAGATTTGTTGCTATCTTCTTCTGATAGCTTAGACTCTCGAATTGTTTCGATAATATTTTTGAATTTATCATGTTCCTGACTGACATTGTTGATTTCTATAACATCTGTTTCTTTCCATTTGGCTCTACATTTCAACCAAAAAATACAAGCAGTAACATTTGGTTTTTCCGGATGCGTTGCTTGTCTAAATAAACTTTCTGAAACTTTGGCATTAGCTGTTCCCTTGCCAACATCTAAATCAGACTGATAGTATTTATACAATGTTGGTTTAGATACTCCAACAATAATACATATTTCATCATGTGTTATACCAAGTCCTGATAATCTTGATATCATAATTGCTACATCTTCACTTCTTTTAACTATCTTTGGCATTCTTTTTTTATACAGTAAAAAAAGAGCATCGTAAAGTATTAAATAATTTAAAGTAACTCAGTAGTTTCTCAAGAGTTAGCACACTTCAAAGTCAAATGTGAAGTACAATTCAAATTACAATGTGAATTTATTTTTACTAAAATGGTTAAATTTCCCACATACAATCATCCATGACAACCCAAGAAATGGCCGAAATGGGGGTGATTTGGAGCTCGTTTTTGGACAATTTGTAGAAAATTTATTGATCTGGATAAAAATTGCTATATTTTATGGCTATTTTGCTCATTTAAGTTTTACATCATTCAAGTCATATTCTGTGCCACAATGTGGACATATTGTCACATTGGGTTGCTTAGTATCTAATTGGCCTTGTTCTTCTAAAGAACCAATATCAAAATCAACATTTCCTAAAATCTTATCTAACTCATTATCATTAAACCCAGTAAGTTTTAAATCAAAACCATCATCTTTGATAAACTCCATATTGAGCTTTAAAAAATCATTTTCCCAGCTAGAAGATTCAGTCAGCTTATTATCAGCAATACAATATGCTTTTTTCTTAGCCTCAGACCAGCCAGTTTCCACAATACAGGGTATTTCAGTTAGACCCAATTTTTTACCAGCCAAAACTCTACCATGACCAGCAATAATTTCACCATTTTCATCAATCAGAACTGGCATTGTCCAACCAAATTCTTTTATTGAATTGGCAACTTTTTCTATTTGGTCAGGAGAATGAAATCTTGGGTTACTGTCATATGGATATATATCGCTTGTTTTTTTGTATACTATGTTTCTCATGTTATCCCCATTGTTCTGCCATTGCTTGTGCAAATCCTGTATAAAACTTTGACCTTTCTTTACCAGTTCCACCACCTATCCACCAAATCCTGTGCTTTTCTTTTCTAGGCAATAGCATTGTTTCACTTTTAACATTCTTAGTAGGTTTTAATTTTGGCAGATTCTTTAGCCATAGACAAGTAGCTTTACATTCTAAGTGGCCATATTGATATGGGTTTATTGTCTGATTAGCTGGTCTAATATAACTTGAAATTACTGATCTGGGATTCTCAATGCATATTTTATCTATAGGTGCATTCATCAATTTTTTAACAAATTCTATAGCATCTTCTTTCAATTTAGGGTCTTTTTTGCCCTCAACAAACCATCTTTGGCCAGTAACAGATAAATGAGTACAGGGTGGGTGAGCTATCATCAAATCCCATCCATCATCTAATATTTCCAAAACATCACCGACTATATGATTTCCTTTTGACTCAGTTTCCAAGATATCACATGACCATGCATCATGACCTCTATCAGTGAAAGCATCCCTAACAATT